GGTTTAGAGCTAAAGTTTTATTTTCCTTGGCAGGGCAAGAAAAGACTATTGAGTTAGGCATAAATGTATTAGACAAAGTATAAAGCTTATAAGTACTGACACGTCGTATTTACGGAAGCTTTTTGCATTATAAAGGCAAGCAATCATCAACTTCGATTTTAGAATCGTAGGTGGCGGAGCTTGCCTTTTGCTTATGAAATTTTAAATTAAATACACAAAGAAAGGATTATTGCTTATGCCAAAACGATGTTTTTTATGGTTCACACACAAAATTAAATATTTTAAAGGGGAGGGATATAGATGTAAACGTTGTGGAAAGACAATGCAAAGATGTAAGTTGTAGTTGACTTTGATTAAAGGTCGTTTGGCATAGTCAATAATCTTTTCTTTGAATTTTAAGAGGGGTACTCCCCTACCCTGCAATCCACAGGTTTACCTATACAAACAAAATACCGTTATAACGCGTTATAACGGGGGTACAGTCAGGAAGAACCCTGCTAGTAGTATAAAGTTATACTTATACAAAATCATTGCAGTAGACAGGCAACATAAAAAAAGTCTAAATAATAGCTTTTCAAAATTGGTGGTGAAGAAATGAGCATTATTAATGAACTGATTAATGGTAGTAATAATGAATTAAAACAGGATAATGAAGATGTCAGACCACTATTGATTGAATACCTTCAGAGAGACAAATCGCCTGCAAGGATAAAGTTATTAGAAGAATACAAAAAAGGAGCTGCCTTAACTGGTAAACTTGGACTTCGTAGAAAGTTGGGTGCAATTGACCTTGAGTATTTTGGAAAGGCTTATTTTTCCCACTACTTCAGCAGGAAAACACCAGAGTTTCATAGAGAGCTTGATGCTATATGGATGGCTGGGGTTCTTAAAGGCTGCTTACCTGAAAATAAGGAAATAGTTAAAAAGATTTCTAGAATGCAGGGATGCAAACGTGCAATTGCTGCTCCAAGAGGTCATGCCAAAAGTACAAGCATGACTTTTAAGGATACAGTTCATTCAGTGGTTTATGAATATAAGCATTATATCCTTATCCTCTCAGATAGTAGCGAGCAGGCTGAATCCTTCCTTGAAAATATAAGAACCGAGTTTGAGGAAAACGAAGCACTAAAGGAAGACTTTGGAGACCTTCAGGGTAAAGTATGGAGATCTGATGTAGTAGTCACAAAGACAGATATAAAGATTGATGCTATAGGTTGTGGTAAAAAGGTCAGAGGTAGAAAGCATAGGAACTGGAGACCTGACTTGATTTTATTAGATGATATTGAGAATGATGAAAACGTAAGGACTCCAGAACAAAGAAAGAAGCTTGAAAATTGGTATTTTAAAGCTGTATCAAAATCCGGTGATGATTATACGGATATGATTTACGTTGGTACCCTACTTCATTATGACAGTTTACTTGCGAAGATTTTAAAGAATCCCGGATATAGAACAGTAAAATATAAAGCTATTTTGACTTTCGCCACAGACAAGAGCCTTTGGGATAAGTGGGAAAACATTTATATTGACTTGAGTAATGATAATCGTGAGCAGGATGCAATAACCTATTTTGATAACCATAAAGCCGAAATGCTAGAAGGAACTGAGGTCTTATGGGAAGACAAACTAAGCTATTATGACCTTATGGTTATGAAAATAACTGAAGGAGAAGCTTCATTTAACTCTGAAGAACAAAATGAGCCGATTAATCCAGAAGATTGTTTATTCATTGAAGACTGGCTTGATTATTATAATGAAGCTTCCATGGATTTCTCAGATAAGAAATTCAACTTCTATGGCTTCGTTGATCCATCGCTAGGCAAAAGCAAAAAAAGCGATTATTCAGCTATTATTACAATTGCTAAAGATTCTGAAAGTGGATATATGTATGTCTTGGATGCTGATATTGAAAGAAGACATCCTGATAAAATTATTACAGATGTCCTTGAAAAAGAAATATGGCTCAAAAAGACTTTTAAAAGAGGTTATAAAAAATTTGGAGCTGAAACAAATCAGTTCCAATGGTTCCTTAAAGAGGAGCTTGCAAAGGCAAGTGCAAAAGCCGGATTATATTTGCCTATTCAAGAGGTAGCACAAACCTCAGATAAAACAATGAGGATTCAATCAATGCAGCCTGATGTTAAAAACAAGTATATAAAATTCAATCCTAGGCACAAGCTGCTTCTTGAACAATTGAAGTACTTCCCTATGGCTGATCATGACGATGGGCCAGATGCTTTACAAGGGTGCTGCTCAATTGCTAAATATTCAAAGAAGCTAAGATTTTCATGGGTTTAGTAATATTTTTGATGAGGTGATATTTTGAAGTTACCATTTACAAGTAGTAAAAAAGAAATAAAGTTTCCAGTTCAGGAAGCAATAAAGAAAATAGGCAGAAAGATTTTTGAAGGATATTTTAATCAGGTTATGAATGTACCTCCAAATCAGAATACTGCTGATTATCTTAGGGCATATGGTGAGATAGGATGGTTATTTGCTTGTGTAGGAAGAATAAGCCAGAACGTAGCTGATAGTGAGTGGAAAGCATATAAAGGTGAAGATGTCCAAACAAATAGCAAAGCATTATCAGTTTTAAAAAAGCCTAACCCTTTTATGAGTCAATATGAACTGTTGGAAAAAACTTCTATGTTTTTAGAATTAAGGGGAAAATGTTTCTGGTATATTGCTAAAGACTCCCTTCATAGGCCAAAAGAAATATGGTGTATAAGTCCTCTTGATATGTGGATTATACCGGACAAAGATAATTTCATTAAAGGTTATATCTATAAAGCTGGTGCGGTTCAGATACCGCTTACTACTGATGAGGTTATCTTTATTAATTATCCTGATCCTCTAAATCCATATAACGGAATTGGCCCTGCTCAAGCAGCTGCTAATAGCCTTGAAACTGATAAGTACAGCGCACAATGGAATAGAAACTTCTTTTATAACAATGCTGATCCTTCAGGAATTGTAAGTATACCTGATGTAAGTGATGATGAATATGACCGAGTTGTTGCCCAATGGAATGATAAGTATGGTGGTGTAGATAATGCCAAAAGAACTGCCATTGTAAAAGGTGGAACGGTAACTTACACTCCAATACAAATAAGCCAAAAGGATATGGACTTCTATAACCTCAGGCAGATGAGCCGGGATGAAATACTTGGTGCTTTCGGAATACATAAATCAATTTTAGGTATTACTGACGATGTTAATAGATCAAATGCTGAAACTGCAGAATATAGCTTTGCAAAACATGTTATAAGACCTAGACTAAGACGAATTCAGGATAAAATAAATAATGAGTTAGTTCCAATGTTTAAAGAAGATGGTGAAATAAAGTTCACTGATCCGGTACCTGAGAATAAAGATTTTATTAAACAAATTCTTGATACCCAATTAAATAAGACTATTACAATAAATGAAGGAAGAAAAATTTTAAATAAAATATTAGGCAGCCAGCTGGATGATTATCCAGGAGGAGATGTCATATTTCAAACAGTGTCAATGCAGCCATTAGGGACAATGCTTCCTGTGCCGATAAAACCAGATGCGCCCTCTCCCCCACCGCCAGAAGAAAGTAAAAAAAAAGTACTAACTAAGCAAATCCGAAAAAAAGTAGCTCGACAGGTTGAAAAGAATAATGCAACAAGGCATGCTGACTTTCTTATAATGGCTGCTCCTCTGGAGAAAGCTTTTTTTAATGTGATTAAAGAATACATGAAGAATATGCAGAAAGAAGTTGTTAAGAAAATTGAGGGCGGCAGCCATGATCCTGTTGATCTAGAAAAATGGAATAAAGTACTCAGTGAAAAGACAATTGACTTGTATATTAAATGCTTTAAAGTTGGCGGAGAAGCAGTTATAAGTGAATTCAAAGCCATTGGGAATTACATTCACAAGGATATAGGTGTCGAGTTTGACCTAAAGAGTCCTGAAGTACAAAAAGCTATCCAAAGAAAGATTATCAAAGCACAATCCATAAATGCTGATACAAGGCAAAAAATCAAAGATGATATTGAAAATGCTTTTACTAGTGAAGATGGTTTTTCAATAAAGGACATAGCTCAAAGGATTGGTTCTGATGAGTACCCAGAGTTTGATGAATCTCGATGTAATACCATAGCACAGACTGAAACAATGGGAAGTTTAAATAATGCTACTTTTGAATCATATAGCCAAAACAGTCATTTAATTGATGGTAAAGCTTGGCTTTCTGCTTTTGAGAACACAAGAGATAGTCATTTGGAAGCAGCTCAGGAGTATTCAGAAGAAAACCCACTTCCAGTTGATGATTATTTTCAAGTAGGAAATGGTGAAGGTCAATATCCTCTTGATGATAATCTTCCAGTTGAGGAAATTGTAAATTGCCACTGCTGCATGATGCCTGTGGTTAAAGTATAAGGAGGCGAAACCTTGAAACAGAATAAGCAATACATTTTTGAGACCAAAGTCCTGGATGAAAAAAACAGGATCATTGAAATGGTTGGAAGTACAGAATCTTACGACAGGGTTAAAGACAGGATGCTTATGGCAGGAGTTATTCTTGCTAATTATCTTAAAAACCCTATTATACTTCCCAACCATAATTACATGAGCCAAGCAATCGGTAAAGCAATTGAAGTGAGAATTGAGGGTGCTAAACTCATTTTTAAAATTCAATTTGCTGAAACTGATTTGGGAAAAGAGTGGTATTACCTCTATGCAAACAAGTATATGAATGCTTCCAGTATAGGGTTTGATCCTTCCGAATATACCCTGAACAGTATGGGTGGGTATGACTTTACGAAATGGGAACTCTTAGAGCTTTCCCTTGTAACGATACCTTGCAACCCAGAAGCAATTCAGAGAGCATATGAAGACGGTCATATATCCAAGTCATTATATGAATCAATAAAAAAAGAGGATGGTGAAGAAATGACGTCAGAAGAAATAAAAGCCCTGATGGGTGATGCTTTAAAGCCAATAACTGAAAAGGTTAAAGGCTTAGAAGAAAACAAGATTAAAGCTGATGAGCAATTAACAGCTAAGAATCTGGAAATTGTGACTCTTACTGCAAAGATTAAAGAGCTAGAGGACAAAGTAGTTAAATCCGGTGCAACTTTAAGTAAGTCAACAGTAGATGCATTAACAAATGTTGTTGAAGGTATAAAAGAACATGCCGGGACTCTTGCAAAGTTCATCAAGGATTGTTCCCAAAAGGAAGATGATGGTGGTGATGATAGCAAAGAGTATTCAGCAGATGAAATTCAGAAGTTGATTAAGGAAAAATTAGAAAGTACTTTAAAGGAGGGCAAATAAATGCCGAAATTAACACAAAAAGAATTGGATGCGTTAGTAGTAAGCTCAGTAGAGGGACTTTTGAAAGATGCTGGCCTCGCTGATGTAATTAGAAAACTTAAGTTTAATGGATCACCTGACCCAGATAAACTAAGTAAAGAAGAAAAAACTTTAAGATTCTTCAAGGCGCAGTTAGAAAATGATAGAGCTTCTATAATGAAGTATTGTGGTGGAGTTGTAAAAGATTTATCAGGCAACACTGCAGGAAGTGGACTTGAATTACTTCCCCAAGAGTTTCATGCAGATATCATTGATAGAGTGGCAAAAGACCCATTAGCCTTAAGAACAAAATGTACCGTTGTACCAGTTCAATACAGAGGTGGAACATGGCCTGTTGGAGCTACTGGTGTAACATTGACTTGGGAAAGTTCAGATACTAACCCATTAACTGCTACAACTCCTACTTTTGCAACTTCATTATCCTATAATGTTTCAAGACTTGATGGGTACACTCCAATTGCAAGAGACTTATTATCTGATACCCCGGTAAATCTTTATAGTTATTTAGTAATGCAGTATGCAAAGGCATTTACTAAGGCAGAAAACACCGCAATTTTCAATGGTACTGGAACTAACCAACCAACAGGTATAAGAAATGCAGCAGGAGTTTTAAGTGTTGCAATTGCACAATCAGCAGGAACGAACGTACTAGCCCCTGATGATTTGGTTGGTCTTCCCTTCAGTATTGATGTTTCATGGAGATCAGGAAGTGCATATTTCTGTAATACAAAAACCATAAAACAGATGAAGTTAATGAAAGATACTCAAGGAAGATATTTGTGGACAAATGGTGATATGACTAAAGGTGTCCCTGATACATTCAATGGATATCCTGTTTTTGAATTCACTGCTATATTCCCTGAAAACTTGACTGTAAACTCGAAGTCAACCTGTACTGAATGTTGTTTTGGTAATCTTGAATACTATTACCTTTTTGATAAGGGTGAAATGGGATCCGAAATTAATACCCAATCTGATACAGCATTCAAGAACCATGAAGCACTAGTTAAAATGTGGGAGAGGATTGATGGTAAAATTTCAATTCCTGTTGCATTTGTAAGATTAACAGGCTTCTTAGCTTAATAGTGGATTAGGCTATAGGGTTATTCTTATAGCCTTTAGTCCCTAAATGGAGGAAATGTTCGTGAAGATAATAATGTTAGAAACTGTACTTGCAAAGGACATTGGAACAATGGTAGACCTACAAGTTGGGGATATCATTGCATTAGATGATAGTGTAGCACAAAAACTTATTGATGACGGCAAAGCCGATTATAAAATTTAGGAGGAACACACATATGAGTAAAATTGTAAAATTCAGCAAACCTTTAGAGAACTATGCAACTGATGATGCTGCATGCTTTGAAGATGGACTTGCAGATAAAATTATAGCTGCTGGTTTTGGTGAAGAAATTTCTCTGGAATCTACCAAACTGGAAAATAACAGTAAAAAGAAGTAGGTGAGGTCAAATGCTCACAACTATTGACAAGGTTAAAAACTATTTAAAAATCACAGATACTTCAGATGATCCTTTCATAGCTGACTTACTCCAGTATGTTCAAGGAATCATTGAAAACTACTGTGATAGACATTTCGAAGTAAACACGTATACCTCAGAGCAACACAATATCATGCATAAGATTTTCCCCAAAGAGTATCCAATTCGATCAGTAACAAGTATTTTAAGGGTAAGTTCAGACGTAATTGATGTAGCTCCTGATTCGTCAGGAGTTACAAATTATAGAGTCTACCCTTCTTATATTGATTTGTTGGATTATAAGAATGTCACTATGACAAACAAAACCCAATATATCAATAAGGAGCCTTCATATGTTGAAATAACATACCAAGCCGGATACGATACTGATAAGATACCATTTGATCTTCAGATGGCAGCCGTCGAAATGACAGCATTGAAGTATAAAGAAAGCAGAGAAAATAGGCTTGGAGTTGAACAGGAATCTGAAGGAGCTGTCCGGTATACTTATGCAAAGAAAGATGCTGAAATGCCGTTGACTATCTCTTGCATCCTGGATAGATATAAGAAGGTGAAGTTATGATCCAGAACGATGATATTGATATTCTTGTATCAACTCAAACAAAAGATAATATCGGTAGAACAAAATCAGATTATCAGGTAAATAGAACAATCAAAGGAAGCTTTCAACCTCTCAAGTATAATGTCAAATATAGACCATTTGGTATAACGGACAAAACAAGTAATATGGTGTTTTGTTCAGATTTCAATATAACAGCTGATATGCGGATTGGTTTTAAGAATGATCAGTTTATTATTAACTCCATACTCCCCTATCGCAAACATGTTGAGGTATATATTGAGAAGGTGATTTGATGTCTAGTGAGATTGATAGGATTCTGGAAGAATGGAAAACAAGAATTGATGCTAAGACTGAAAATATAATTTTCCATTTAGATCAATCTTTAAAAAAAGCAGCATTTTATTGTGAAGGCGAAGCAAAAAAGAATGTTGCTTCACAAGTTTATAGTACACCAGGAGAAACCTATCAAAGAACAGGGTTATTACAAGGAAGCATCTTTTCAGGCATGCATCCTGATATAGAACATACTGCAATTATTTATTCAACGGTACCTTATGCAAAATATGTAGAGTTCGGTACCGGAAAGGCTGGATCTGAAAGTGATATCTATAGACCTTTCGATGGTGGATATAGTTTAAATTGGAAAGGTATGCGTGCTAGACCTTTTATGTACCCGGCAGTATTCCAGAATAAGCAACAAATTAAAGACATAATAGCAAAATATCTAAGAGAGCAGGCGAAATTAGATGGTAGATAACAGGGATTTAGTTTTTCAAACATTATCTGCATTAGGATTTTCGGTTGATTATCAGTATCCAGCTAAATTTGAGACTTTTCCCTGTATATCTTATTTTGATTCAGGGCATGTAGCTGAAGATTATAAAGATGGAAAGCCAGATATTGATATGACAGAAATAACGGTAGATGTTTGGCAGAAAGCTGATAAGCATGGCTCTATAACTGAAATACATACTCAGACAGATTCAGCTATGAGAGCAGCAGGATTCTTTAGACAGGCATTTATAAATCAATTTGAGGATGACACAAAAATTCAACATATTACATTTAAATATGTAAAACCAGAGAAGGAGGTTTGAAATGAACTTTATTAATGTTGACAAGCTTTATTATGCAATAATGACAAAAGATGATGGTACAGGTGTAGCATACGGTGCTCCAAAAGCAATGCCGGGAGCAGTAAAAATAGCTGTTGATGCTGCAAATGGAAGAGCAGCATTTTATGCAGATGGTGGTATTCAGGAGTACGGACAAACTCTTGGGGAGATTAAAGTTACTCTTGATGTTTCAACTGTCCCTCTTGCAATACAAGCAGATATTTTAGGCCATACTCTTGATGGTGTTGGTGGAATGGTAAATAAGGTAACAGACCAGGCTCCTTATGTTGCTTTAATGTATAGGAGAAAGAAAAGTAACGGAAAGTTTAGATATATTAAAGTTCTCAAGTGCCTTTTTGGAGAATCAAAGGACGATGCAGAAACAGCAACCGCAAGTCCTAAATTCCAGAATGATAACTTTTCAGGGGTAGCACTTCCAAGGGTAAATGATGGTAAGTGGAAAGCTATGGCAGATGAAGAGGAAATAGCTTATGTTGATGTTTCAGCTACATGGTTTACTGCAGTAGAAGGTATAGATGTAACACCACCTTCAATAGTAAGTTCAGTTCCTACAGTAAATGCTGTTGCTATTTCTGTAAACACTACTTACCAGTGGGTATTCACTGAAAGCATTAACCCGGCAACTGTTAATGTGGGCAACTTCTACTTGATCAAGGACACTGATGGATCATTGATTGCAGGAACTACAGCTTATAATGATTTAACAAAGACTGTAACCTTTACACCTTCAGGAGCATTATCAGCAGCGACAAGATATGCTGCAATTGCAGATGGTGATGTTTCAGACTTAGCCGGCAATAAATTAATAATAGCAACAAGATTCTTTACTACAGATTAAGGAGAGTAAACTATGGATATAAAGCTTATAATAGGCGGAGAAGAAAAACAATTTGCTACTCCATTTATTTCTGGAAGAATGTTAAAAGAAACAATACGTTTAGCCTCTGCTATTGATACCGATAATGCTGATGAAAAGATGATTGATACAATGGTAGATTATGTTGTTAGATTATATGGAAACCAATTCACAATGGATCAAATGTATGATGGCATTGCTTCTGATGTACTAATTCCCTGCTTCATTGATAGCATTACTAAAGTTACTGGTCAATTAAATGTTAAAATGGAGAAATTTAAAGACCCAAACGTATAGGGGGGGAAGAAATATCCCCCTATGATTTCATTTGTGACCTCTATCTAAAATTAATGGAAGGCGGAACTTCAATGCCAGACATTGATAACATGGATATTATGTTCTACTTTGATATACTTGAGTATAAGATTCGAAAGGATGAAAAAGACAATTTGAAAGATTATGACAATATGGGCCTATAGTGGTATAATATTACAGAGGTGATATTATTGAAGAAAAAGTTAAGTAATAAACAGGCTGCTGATGCTGCTATAGGTCTAGGTGTTTTATCTCAAGTAAGTCGAAATCCTAAAATACAAAGTGGTGGAGAAGTTCTTATCTTTTTAGCTATCGTTGCTTACATAGGTGAAGCACTAAAGTTTATTTTAAAATGGCTAGTATTTAAACCATGCATATTCCTCTGTAAACTATTTTTCAAAATGTGTGTATGGACATGTCAGGGCTTATGGTATTGTACGAAGCTTATTTACAAAATTATAAAAATAAGTATTATAAAATTAATTGACTATATAAAGAGTCGAAATGAAATGAAAAAGGCTATTAATTAATAGTCTTTTTTCTTTAATTTCAGGAGACTATTTTTTGATAGTCTCTTTTTTAATGCCCTAAAGTGAGGTGATTTATTTGTCAGAAGATGTTGCATTAGAAATACCTATAAGTGCAGATGTTAATCCCCTGAAAACAGCAATGAGTGAAGTGAAAACTCATGTATCTGGTGCAATGGATGGTTTAAAAAGTGCGCTTGGCGGAATAAAAGATGCTTTTGGAGCAGCTGGAATTATTGCAGCAGGCTATTTAAAGGGTGCAATAGAAAGCGCAGCAAAAGCAGAAGAAAAAACAGAAAGATTAAAAACATTGGTTGAAAACCAGGGTGAAACATGGGATAAGGCAGAAGGTCAAGTAAAGACTTTTACTTCAGGCATAATGAAGATGTCTACTTTTAGTGGAGGTGAAGCAAAAGAAGCCTTAACGACTTTAGCCGAAAAAGGTATGAACCTAAGTGATGGCTTGAAGCTTCAGAATACACTTGTAGACTTAGCAGCGGGTAAAAATATGGACTTAACTTCAGCTGCTAATATTTTAAGTGATGCATATCATGGAAAAACCAAAGCTTTAGTAGGATTGGGACTTGCTACAAAGGAAGAAATAAAAAATGGTATAAGTTTTGAGGATGTTGTTAAGAAAATTAATGATAGATTTGGTGGAGCTGCTGCTGGTGAACTTAATACATATGCCGGACAAATGAAGCAGTTTGGGAATAATATGAATTCTCTTAAAACTACTATAGGCAGTTATATATTACCTTATCTTTCAGATTTAGCAAAATATTTAAATACCGTGGCTCAACACTTAAGCGCACTTGATCCACATTCCAAACAAATAATTGCAGCCATATTAGCTGCAACTGCGGTACTCGGTACTTTAATTGGTGGAGTTGGATTGTTTTCAAAGATAATGGGAGTTTTAGGCCCAGTAGTCAGTGGCATAGGTACAATAATTGGTGGACTTACATTACCTGTAATCGCGGTAGTAGCAGGGATAGCATTACTAACAGCAGCATATCTAAATAATTGGGGTGGCATGAGAGATAAAACTAATGAGGTAATAAGTTTTATTAAGCCACTGATAATTGATTCATTCAATGCTATAGTTTCTTGGGTTAAAGAACATTGGCCTGAAATTAAAGCAGTGATTGAAACTGTTTTAAAAGCAATTGAGTCAGCATGGAATAATATTTTAAAGCCTGTTTTAAAGTTTATACTTGATCAACTTGGTGTTGTTGTCAAATGGATTCAAGATAACTGGCCACTAATTCAAAAAACTATTGAGACGATTATAAAGGCAGTAAAAGCTTTCATAGAACCTATAATAGAAGCACTTGTGGAATTCTGGAAAGAACATGGTGAAACAATTATAACCCATGTAAAATATGCATTTGACATAATAAAAACAGTTATTGAAACAGTTATACATATTGTTCTTGATATTCTAAAAACAGTCATGCAGTTAATAACCGGAGATTGGAAAGGTGCTTGGGATACAGTATGTGATATTGTAAAAACCTTATTTACTGGAGTAATTAAAATCATTAAAGATATATTAGGTGATATAGGGAATATCTTTGGTGATATTGCAAAAACTGCAGTAAAGTGGGGCGAAGGATTAATTAATGGATTTATTGATGGTATTATGTCAAAAGTCAATGCTGTTAAGGATGCAGTAGGTAGTGTTATTAATGGTGCTAAAAAGTTCCTAGGTTTCAACTCCCCTTCTGAGGAAGGAGAAGGTCAGCATATAGTCGAATGGGGAGCAAACATGATTGGCGGTTTTATGGACGGTATAAAGTCTCAAATACCTAATATGCAAAAACTTATGAATTCAGTAATAAAAGCTCCAAGTTTATCTTCAAATATTAATTTTGGAATTAACGGTAATAGTGGAAACGGTTTAGTTGGCGCAGGTTCAGTAAATATAATTATTGAATTAGATGGTACCACAATAGCAAGAGCTATCGGTCAACCTCTTGTAAATGAAATCAGGGTAAGAACCGGATTAAAGATATAAGGAAGTGTTTCAATGCAGATAAAGATAAATGGAATCAAAGTCAAACATATGGTAGGTTCATTTAATATATCTGATGTGATAGCTGAACGATCCATTGCATCTTTTGTTATTTATGGTGATCTTGGTACCCACTATAAAAAAGGTCAACCAGTTCAAATTTATGATCAATTCAATACCCTAATATATGCTGGGGTTATAAATAACTCTTCAGAAGTAAGAGAATCGGCAAACAATAGTAGAATAATTCATACTATTCAATGTCAAGACTGGACTTACCTTGCGGATAAACGAATTATAGCTAAAGCATATCAGAATACTACAGCAGGAGAAATTGTACAGGATATAATAACAAACTTATTAAGTATTGAAGGTATCACTTCAAATATTATACAAGATGGACCGATTGTTACAGAGGCCGTATTTAATTATATTCCAGTTTCAACAGCATTAGATTCACTTGCTGAAAAGGCTGGATTTTGGTGGAATATTGATGTCAATAAGAAATTAAGCTTTACCTCAAGGGGAACAAACTTTGCTCCTTGGAGTGTGACTTGGTCGAAACTACAGGTTGGAAGTGTATCATATCAAAACTCTAACCCAAAATACCGGAATAAACAATATATTAAAGGCGGTAAGGATATTACTGACCCACAAACAGAAGTAAGAAAAGGTGATGGGAATACTAAGTCTTTTACTTTGGGATTCCCCATCGCATTGGTTCCTACAATAAAAGTAAATGGTATAGCTAAAACCATTGGAATTAAAAGTATTGATTCAGGTATGGATTGGTATTGGAGTAAAGGTGATTTTGTAGTTGTACAAGAGGAAACGGCTGCTGCTTTATTAAGCACTGATACATGGTCCATAACATATCAAGGTGAATTTGATATTGTTGCTATTACAGCAAATCAAAATGAAATAATAAATAATCAAACTCTTGAAGGAACAGGAACAGGAATTGTTGAGGATGTAGCAGATGAACCAGAGAATACTTCTAGAGATTCTGCTTTTGATAGTGGTATGGCAAAGATTCAAAAGTATGCAGTTGAAGGAAAAAGTCTTAAATTTAAAACAATTAGAACAGGACTAAAACCTGGACAACTAGCTACTGTTACTCTGCCAGAACATAATTTAAATGGTGATCAATTACTAATTGAATCGGTTACAACAATGGATGATAGTGAAAAAAATATTTGGTATGACATCACATGCTCTTCTGGACCAGAAGTATGTACTTGGGCTAAGATGTTTCAAGCTATGGCAACAAGAGGTCAAGCTTTTATTATAAGGCAGAATATTTCAGAAACCCAAGTCCTTATTACACTTCAAACTTTTAATAAAACATGGATGGTGGGAACTACATCAAATATATTCAAAGAGATATTTCCTTCAGTTACTCAATATCCATCAGTAAATACATATCCGATGTTTGATTATCAAGACCGATGCAAATACATTGAATTATTAGATAGTGTAAATACAGTGCTTGTAAGAAAGGCTATCACTAAGCAAACTGGTGCTAACACATCTAATATATTAAGTACTACATTTATTGCACCATTTGAAGGAAATGGTAACATTGCAAAAGTTAGATTTTATGGAGGGTCAACAGCAAATGATACTCCGGGTTCAGGTATATTAATTGATGAGCAGTTATATACAAGAACTAAAACACAACTTGAAGGAATTCAAATTGATAAAACCGATGTGAAAGGATGGTAGTAATATGAATGCTTATACTCCAACAAACTTTGTTGAAGGATCAGCGCCGGGAGTTTCTGCAGTAGAAATGAACAAAATAAGTCAGGGCATTACAAATGTAACTACTGAAGTTATTGCACATGAGGCAGACAATGTAAAGCACATCACAGCCACAGAAAGACAATCATGGAATAATATATCAAAAATAACTAGCATGGGAGGTATGTTTTAATGATTGGGGATAGAATACCAACAGAATTAGTAATATCGGCATTAACAGCTTTGGCAGCAACTTATTTTACAAATGCTTCTGCAAGTTACAGGACACAGGCTCTACAGATTTATTTATGCAACACAGGAGCAACACAAAGAACAATAACTCTTTACAAAAACGGAGTAGCAGCAGCTAATCAAATTGCAAACTCAATAGTTCTTCCTGCAAATGGCTCAGCTATTATTGACACCAAATTAGTATTCACAGGCACACAGACTTTATCAGCAAAACAAGATACTGGAACTGACGTGACAATGGCTATTTATGGCATTGTTGAGCAGATAGTGTAGGTGGAATATGATTAGAAAATTTGGTGCAAGTGGAATAGATTTTCAACCCAAAGGACTTGACTTGGGGTTAGGCAGTGGTGTTATTAAAACAATTCAAACAGGGGAATCTACTATAGCTGCATCATCTACCTTTGCCAATGTAGCTATAGCAAGTGTTGATATTACTAAATCTATTGTTTTAATAACCTATTCTACTGCGGGTGCTGGATTATATGTTCAATACGCACAAACAAGCGGTTATTTATCGGGTGCTACAAGTTTACGACTAGAACGTTATTCTTCTGATGCTAATATAATCAATGTATCATGGCAAGTAATTGAATTTACGTCAGCGGTTAAGGTACAAATGGGAGCAATTGGTGCCAGTTTTATGAGTACGACCGCTACGGTAACGGCGGTTAATTTATCAAAAGCAATAGTTTTTATAAATTATAATTGTAATAATGCGTCATACACTCAATATGCCTCGGTTCAATTATTGGCTAAATTAACAAGTACAACGGTTTTAACAGTAAAAAATACGTATAGTACCATGGTCTATAATGTAAATTGGTACGTGGTTGAACTACCATAGGAGGAAATATGAGAGTAATAACATTAGATGTAAACAAAAAAATAATATCAGTAAAAACAGTATTAGATGGCTATATTTTACAAGCAAATGACATTGAAACAGGCTTAGGCGAAATGGGACAAATTCAGCAATTAGACGGAAGTTTTATAAACGATACTACACTAATAATACCACCAGTAAAAGAGCCAACCAATAAAGAATTACAAGACAATCAATTAATCCTTATGGATGTGTTGGCTACAATGTATGAAGATATGTTAGCGAAAGGAACGGTGTAATATGGTTGATATGTATGTGAAATTAGTACAAGAAGGTAAAAGAACATTAGACCAAGTACCCTTGAAGTTTAGGGCAGAAGTAGAAGCATTGTTAAATGTTTAGGCTTATTTTAATGATTCTGAAAGGAGGTGGTATCATGGTAGATATGTATATTGCTCTTATCCTTGCAGGAAGAAGAACATTTTTACAAGTCCCAACTAAATATCAAGAAGCTGTTCATTTGGATTTATTAGCATTAGGGCTTGATGATAATGGTAACCCAATCGTAACAGCTTAATTCAAAAAGAGGATAAATTAAGGAACTAGAAATAGTATCTTTTATTTGTCCACTAAATCACATTCAGAATATTATGTGTAATAAATTGTTTGAATATTGAGCCGAAAGGTTCTTTTTTTATTTCGCTGAAAGGAGGTGAAAAAAATAATGAAACAATCCGGACAATTTTTATTGTTCAATGATCGAAAAGAATTCAAAGACTGGCTTTTTAAAACTCAATTTCAAAGGAAGATAACAAGGATTCAAGAGCATCATGAGTATAGTCCAGATTACAATGCTTTTTACAACTCTTTCAAGTCAAACCATTTTGCATTACTTGAAAGTAATAAAGAGTATCATGTTAAAACTGATGGCTTTCATGACATAGCTCAAAATCTAACAACTTTCCCCGATGGAAGCATTGCAGTTTGTAGGTCTTTTGAAGATATGCCTGCAGGAATTAAGGGTGCTAATCAGGACAGTCTATGTATTGAAAATGTCGGTGATTTTGATTCAGGGCATGATACAATGACTGCTGATCAGAAAGAAACAATAATCTTTTTAACTGCAGTGCTCTGCATGCGGTTTAAGCTTATACCAAGTATAGACACTATTTTATATCATCATTGGTTTGATTTGAATTCAGGAGTAAGAACAAATGGTACAGGATGCACTAAGACTTGTCCTGGTACCAACTTCTTTGGAGGATATACTGTTGAAAGCGCACAAAAAAACTTTATTCCTTTGGTGCAAGAGAGAATTAAAGAGCTTTCAAATGAACTGACACTTGAAGAAGCAGTGGGTTTTATAAAGTCAAAAGGTGGTCTCACAGGAGATGTTTATTGGATTGAGCAGGCTAAATCAGGGAAAGTGCAATGGCTTGATGCACTGCTTATAAAAATCGCTATGACGTGGAAAGGGTAAGGTGATAAAGGTGAAATTAAAAAAGACTTTTTCAATTTTAGTGCTGATAATTATTATGGTTATGATTGCAATACCTGTTTTTGCAAGTACTTCAGGAAGTATTGAAGTTGTCCCAACGGATGGTACAAACAATGTTTTAAGCACTATTCAACAAGGAATATTAATTCCTTTGATTCCAGTATTAGCAGGGTTTATAATTGCATTCTTTAAAAAGAAAATGGCTGAGATTGAACATAATATTAAAAATTCAACTGCTACGAAATATGGAAATATGGCAGAAGATGCGGTATGCACCGCAGTTACAGCCGTAACGCAGACCTATGTTGATGAGCTGAAGAGTAAAGGAACCTTTGATCAGGCAGCTAAGGAAGAAGCTTTTGCTCTTTCTAAACAGAAAGCCTTATCTATTTTGGGTACCACTGCTCTTAAAACTTTAAGTGAAGCATATACTGATTTTGATGCGTGGCTTGAAAGTAAGATTGAATTCTATGTCAATGTAGGAAAGGCAAATATAAGAACAGTTTCAGTAAATAATGCTGCACCAATACCTATTGCAGTTTCTGAATCGGCTCTTAAATCTATACCTGAACCAACCATCCAGAATGAAGAAGCTATAAATAAGTATATAGACCAATCAGTAAGTAAGCCAGATTCTGGTGGGCTTTCCCCTGTTTAATACTTTACTAAATATAATATTTATAGAATATAGTCCTCAGTTCAAGCTGTGGACTATATTCTTAATTTTTTACGAATATTTAATTATGAAAGAAGGTACGAAAATGAATAGTTTTATTGGATGGATAGGTGGGAAAAGGCTTTTAAGAGATGAAATAGTTAAAAGAATTCCCTCTGATATAGGTAGATATATTGAAGTATGTGGAGGTGCCGCTTGGGTCTTATTTCATAAAGATAAACTAGCACATATTGAAGTATACAACGATGCAAATGGTGAATTAGTAAACCTTTTTAAATGCGTTAAATACCATTGCCCGGAGCTTCAACGTGAACTGCTATTTATGCTTAATTCAAGAGAAATGTTTGAAGATTTTAAAAGTCAATGCAACATGAGAGGCTTAACAGAAATACAAAGAGCTGCAAGATTTTTTATGATAATAAAAACCTCTTATGGCTCAGATAAACGAAGCTATGGATGCGTTAAGAAGAATGTGTCTGTTATGATAGAATATCTTGAAAATATTGAGAAAAGGTTATCAAAAGTAATTATAGAAAACAAAGATTTTCAGGATTTAATTAAAGTATATGATAAACCAGATGCTCTTTTATATATTGATCCACCCTATTATGGAACAGAGAAATATTATCAGGCTGTCTTTACTAATGATGATCACTTAAGGCTAAATAAGGTTCTTAAAAGCATAAAAGGAAAGTTTATACTTTCTTATAACGATTGCAATTTTATTCGAGAGTTATATAATGATTTTGTAGTTGAGGAAGTAAGCCGGAATCATAGTTTATTAGGACGATATACAAATAAAGAACATAAATACAAGGAATTAATAATAAGAAACTACTAAGTAAATTTTCATATTCGATGTCAAAAAATAAATAATAAAAATCATATTTTTTTAACATTAAAATCACTAAAATAGTGATATAATCACAAAATCAATTATATAATCACCTAAAGTGGTACAATTTCCCCAAATTAGAGATTGAGGGGGAAACTACAATGATAAGAATACATTTATCTAGACTACTTGGTGACCGAAAATGGACACAGAAAGATTTAGCAGTTAAAACAGGAATAAGACCATCAACAATAGGCGATTATTATCATGAGTTAGCTGATAGAATAAACCTAGAATATCTTGATCTGATTTGTGAAGCCTTAGATTGTAAAGCTTCAGATTTGATTGAATATATTCCAAATAAAATAAAACGGACTGGTAAAAATTTAATAAAATGAAGATGAAAATAATCAATATTTTAAATAGAAAAAAAGAACTTTTAATATAAAATTAAAACGTAAATATTTAATAATTAATTTTGACACTTTAGATGAGAATTTTTGACGCAATTTGTGCAAAGCAACATCGTCCGAGCAGGAGAGCCATTATATGCTGAGCAAAATATTATTGGTTATTTTTCTATAGATTCAAAATTAGTTGCATCTGGTGATTACTTTTATCTTAAAGTTATAGGGGATAGCATGAATTTATTACACATCCTAGAAGGGCAATTGATTCTCATACACAGACAGGAAGAAGTTGAAAACGGGGAAATGGCGCTTGTATTGGTGGATGCGGAAGATGCTACCATTAAGAAGTTTTATAAGACTGAAAATATGGTCACATTGATGCCACATAGTTCTAATCCGGATTATCAGCCAAGAGTTTTTGATTTGAAACAAGTTAATATTAGGGTTATAGGAAAG